CTTTTTTATACCTCTCTTTAACATTTTTCATAGAGGGGGTAAGTCGAGTAATACGGTAGGTAAGAAAAGGTAGCAAGAGATACCGCTCTTCTGTGGTATCATGTGAAAGCGAGGTACTGTATGCAACTACCAGAACAGTTAGAAGAGCTCAGAGATCAGAAAGTCTGGCTAAACTACGTGACGATCTACAACGAGCGGAAGCATGGCGGCGCCGGTGGGTACGATAAGCCGCCGGTAAACCCATACACTCTAAGAGACGGCTCAAGTACCGACTCTTCGAGGTGGGCGACTTTCGACGAGTGTAACGATCAGATAGGCAAGTCGGCGACGATCTACTACAAAAACAAAGAGCACGTAACGAGCCCAGTCGCCGGCGTCGGTCTCGTACTCGAAGCCGCCGGTATACTGGGTATCGACTTCGATAGCGTGATACGGCTCGACTCTGACGGTAAGATAATCGGCATAGCAAAAGAAGCCCAGAAGATATGGCAATACGTAAATAGCTATACCGAGGTATCTATCTCGGGTACTGGCGTACATATACTCGTATACGGCAAGAAGCCGAGCTCTGAGGTATGTAGAGTAGAAAACGACGACGGCACAGAGTACGAGATATACGATAGCGGTCGATACTTCACGCTGAGCGGTAAGCCGCTTACTGGGTGCGGTAAGATCGAGCGCCGAGACGACGAAGTACGGAAGCTCTACGACTTCATACTCGACCGGCGACAGAAGCAAGCCGCCGCTCGTCCTTCTGTGGCTTCATGTACGAGCTCTGGCGGTAATGGCGAGCGTATTGTACCAGACGAGGACGACCGAGCGCTATGGGAAAAGATGTTTAATAATACTCGGTGTGGCTCTCAGATACGAGCGCTCTACGACGGCGATACAGGCGGCGACCACTCTCGAGCCGACTTAGCACTCTGTAATCACTTAGCATACTGGACGAACAACGACCCAGAGCGTATGGATAGAATGTTTAGACAGTCGGCGCTTATGCGTAAGAAGTGGGAAAGACCAGACTACCGAGAGCATACGATAGGCTTAGCGCTCAAGGGTAAATCGACGTATCACGACTTCACGCCGGAACAGAAGAAAGCATACGCCCAGAAGAAAGAACAAGAAGAGAGAAAGCGAGGTATCAGCTATGGGAAGCACTAACGATATTTTTGAGAAAGAAATGACCGCCGAAGAGTACAATAAAAAGACCGATAATACGGCGGCACTCGGCGACCTTATAACTCATATCGAACTTATGAAGCAAGGCGTCGAAGTATGGAAAACAGGCTTTCCGAAGCTCGATAAGGCTCTCGGCGGCGGCTTTCACGCTGACGAGCTTATTTTTCTGGGTGCGGTAAGCTCTCTGGGAAAGACTAACTTCGCTCTACAGATAGCGACGAATATAGCCGAGAACGGTAAAGATGTACTTATCTTCTCTCTCGAAATGAGTAAAAACGCTCTCAATGCGAGGACGATCAGCCGCTACACTCATATACAGACCGTCGGTACGGATAAAGAGAAGTACCGGCTAAAGACGAGAGATATACTTAACGGCGAGGTGGGCGATCTAATGCAAGGGCAACCGCTCGACACTCAATCTCAAGTGTTTAGAGAAGCCTTTAACGCCGCCGGACGTATAGCCGATAGAGTGCGTATCTTTATCGGCGAGAGTGATGTAGACGTCGATACCATAAAGAAAGCGGTAGCGTCTCACATAAAGACCACAGGAAATAAGCCTTTTGTTATAGTGGACTATCTACAGATACTACAGGCGAGCGAGAACGCTAAGACGTCTGAGAAGCGTCTACTCACAGACTACGACGTAACTCAGCTAAAAGTAATCGCTCGAGACTTCGGTATACCTGTACTCGCTATATCGGCTTTCAATCGAGCGAGCTATCTCGAGCCGGTAAGTACGAGCTCGTTTAGAGAGTCGAGCGGTATAGAGTACTCTTCCGACGTGCTACTCGCTCTACAGTTTCAAGGTATGGACTACCAGAAGCACTACTTCACGACGAATGGCGGCAAGCGTAGACTCGTTTACGAGAGCGAGAAGATACACAAGTCTCGAGTGCGTGATCTGTGGGATAAGATACAAAAAGACAAGAGAGACGGCTTAGCGCTTCCGATCGAGCTTAAGGCTCTCAAGACCAGAGAGGACGCCGGCGACAATGTATATTTTAGCTTCCTACCGGCGTATAGCTACTACGAAGAGCAAGAGAAAAGCTCGTACAAGTACGACCCGAGCGAGTGGGAAGACGTAGACGAGAGCGAAACGCCGTTTACGCCTATGCCGAGTAACGGTATAACTTTCGGAAACCCAGTTTAGTATTATCGAGTAATGTGGGTAAATAGAAGAATACCGAAAATATAGAAAATATGAGCGTATCGAGTAAAGTCGGTACGCTTTTATTTTTGGTATTTATCAGTAATACGATATTGACAATAATATAATAATGTAGTATAATAAATAAGGCGAGTAATACGAGAAAGAGAGGTAAGCCGTATGGAGATCGTGCAAGTAGACATCGCCCGAGAAAAGCCGATACTCTTAGAACTTAAGCTAAAAGACGGCTCTCTCTGGGATTGCGTAAAAATCAATCACGAAGTACCGACGATAAAAGGCTTCTTAGCTATCGAGAGCCAAGATACTAAGTTTACGACGAAGTACATAGCGCTCGACACTATAGAGAGCTTCTCAGTACTCGATAGAGAGATATGTAATATCGTCGGAAGCTTCCCAGACTAAACGAGGTGTAAAGTGATACTTGATAAGATTTTTAAGAAAAAGAGAACGACAGTAAAGACCGAGCTCATTAACGAGCCGCTGAGCGCTTTTTCTATGTACGCCGGCGACGCCTATAGTAATGATATTTTTCGAGAAGCGGTAGACGCTATAGCTCGAAACGTGGGGAAGCTTAAGGGCTCTCACATGATCTACTATAACGACCAGAGGACGACCGGCGACACGAAGCTTAATAGGCTTCTGCAAGTGAGACCTAACAAGTATATGAGCGCTTTCGACTTCCTGTATAAGCTGACGACGAGACTCTTCTTGTATAACAACGCTTTCGCATATCTCGACAGAGACGAGCGAGGTAATATACAAGCGATCTATCCGATAACGGCGACTCATGTAGACATACTGAGCGATCAGACCGGCTCTCTCTTCTGTGGCTTCATGTTACGAAACGGACGAGAGACCGTACTACCGTACTCGGACGTAATACACTTGAGACGCTTCTTTAACGATAGCGAGATACTGGGCGAGGATAATAGCGCTATTTACTCTGGTATCGAGCTCGCTCAGACCCAGAACGAGGGTATTATAAACGGTATCAAGGCGAGCGCAACGATACGAGGTATACTGAGCTTTACCCAGATTATGAGCCCGAGCAAGCTTAAGGAAGAAAAAGACGCTTTCGTAAAGGACTATCTCGAGCTCGGTAACGAGGGTGGCGTAATAGCTACCGATCAGAAAATGAACTATCAGCCGATAGACCATAAACCGGTAATACTCGACGCTTCTCAGTCTAAAGAGATCAAGACGAAGATATACGACTATCTGGGGCTTACTGAGAGTATCGTAAATAGCTCTTATACCGAGGACGAGTACGCCGCTTTCTATGAGTCTACACTTGAGCCGATAGCTATAGCACTCTCTCAAGAGTTTACGGCGAAAGTCTTTAACGAAAGAGAGCAAGCTTTCGGTAATAGTATCGTCTTCGAGTCTGGGCGGCTACAGTTTACGAGCAATAAGACCAAGATAAACCTTATCGCCAAGCTCGCACCGTATGGACTTCTCACGATAAACCAAGCGCTCGAGATCCTTAACTTGCCGAGTGTCGAAGACGGCGATAAACGTCTACAGGCGCTCAATATGATAGACCAGAAGTACGCTACAGACTATCAGCTCGGCATAAAGCCGGACGAGGTGGACGATGAAGAATACGACGAATACGAGTACGACCTTAACAAGTAAGCTTATAACGGCGACGATAACGGACGTACAACAAGGTAAAGACTCTATGTATATAACCGCTCGCTCACTTATGGGAAAGTATCGCCGGTATAAGATATATGTATCTGACGACGAGCTCAAAGTAGAAGAGGTGGACTATGAGAAAACGAACAGACTATAAGATATGTGAGTACTGCGGAAGCTCGCTCGATGTGGGCGAGAAGTGCGACTGTAGGGAAAGTGAGGTACAGTATGAAAGAAGTACGAGTAACGGAAATACGAGCAAACACGCCGACGGCAGACGGCGAGAAAGCTCTTATTTTAAGTGGGCGACCGGTAGTATATGATACGCCCACAGTAATACACGATATTAGCGGTAGCTATATCGAAATAGTAGAGCGTGGGGCTCTCGATAACGCCGATCTGGGCGACGTACGGCTCTTAGTCGGACACGATACGAGCAAGATACCACTTGCGAGGACGCCTAAGACTATGAGCTTACGAGTAGACGAGCTCGGCTTATCTATCGAAGCCGCTCTACCAAACACAGAAGCCGGTAAAGAAGCGTATCAAGCCGTCGAGCGTGGCGATCTACAGGGTATGAGCTACGCTTTCACAGTACCAGAGGGCGGCGACGTATACGACCCGAAGACGAATACGAGGACGATCAAGCGTATAGCTAAAGTCTACGAGTGCTCGTTAACCGCTTTTCCGGCGTACGAGTCTACGACCGTCTCGGCAGAGAGTAGAGACTCAAGGCTTCGTCTCTGTGGTCTCATGGAGAAGCGAAGCGAAGCAAAGATACTTGTAAACCAGATTTTGAGAGAGAGGTACTGACAATGAGCGAAAACAAGACGATAGAGACTATCTCGGCTATACAGTCGCTCTGTAAAGAGAGACGTATCAAGAAGTACGGTATCGCTATCGAAGAGAGTAGGCATAAGGGCGACGAGTACGACCGAGTAACTATGACGCTCTTCGTACCGAGACCAGACCGAAGCTATGAGAAGCGAGAAGCAAAGCGCCAAGAAGCTCTCAAAAATGATGAGGTAGAATGTTAAAAAAAATGTAAAGACAATGAGGTACGCTCTGTCGAATGTTAAGAAAAACAGCTAAAAAAAATGTAAAAAATTATCACTTTTTCTTAACGGCTTTTCAAAAATAGCGAAATCTGGTAAGAAATCCTATGTTTTGAAAAAAAGATAGAGAAGAAAATTGTCAATAAAAAAGTTAGTGACAAATCAGCACAGAGCCAGAAAAGGCTCGGAAAGACAAAGAGGTAATTAAAATGAAGTTTAACAACGTAGCGGAAGCTTTCAACTACTACCGTACTCAGAGCGTCGAGGTTATGCAGACCAGAGCCGCCGAGATCGGTAAAGAGATCGACAGTAACGCAGACGCAGACGTAGAAGCTCTTAACGTAGAGCTTAAGGGTATCAAGGAAGCGAGAGACAACGCCGAGACCAGAAGCGACGTAAAGAAGACTCTCTCTTTCTTCGAGGGTGCAGATATGAAGCCACAGACGAAGAGCTTCGACGCCGACACCGTATACGAGAGCGAAGAGTATCGTAGCGCTTTCTACAAGACAATGCTTAACCAGAAGCTCAACGACGCTGAGAAGAGAGCTTTCGATCTGGGTATCGAGGTAGCTGAGAAGCGTAACGACGCTTACAATACTTCGAGCAACTCAGCCGCCGTACTTCCGACTCATACGCTTAACGAGATCATCAAAAAGGCTCGTACTATGGGCGGTCTTCTGGGCGAGTGCCGAGCTTTCAATATGCCGACGAAAATCTCTATTCCGATCGGTACGCCGAGCACTAAAGCCGCATGGCATACAGAAGCGTCAGCGGTAGATAGCGAGAACGTAACCGTAGCTACCGTATCTTTCGACGGCTACGAGATTATGAAAGTCTTCTCTATCTCTGAGAAAGTACGTAAGATGAGCGTAAACGCTTTCGAGAGCTATCTTATCGACGAGCTGAAAGCTTGTGTACTTGAGACTCTCGACTATACCATAGTAGCCGGTACTGGCTCTTCACAGGGCGCCGGACTTGAAACTATTACATGGACGAAGAGCGGCGCTACACAGAACGCCGTTGAAATCGCCGCTAACGGTAGCTTTACTTATGCAAAGATCATAGAGTTTGTAGCACTTCTCAAGAGAGGATATGCGGCTGGCGCTAAAATGGCTATGAATAATAAGACATTATACAATGTTTTCTATTCTATTCTCGATACTACAAATAGACCGATCTTTATCAGCGACCCTAAAGACGAGAGTATCGGTAAGGTACTGGGCTTCCCTGTAGTAATCGATGATAATATTGACGATAATACCGTATATCTTGGTAACTTCGGCAAATACTTCGGCTTTAACTTGCCGGAGGGTATTGTTATCGAGTCTTCGAGAGAGTCTTCTTTCAAGAAAGGCGTAATCGATTACAGAGCTATGGCTATAGCTGACTGTAAGCCGCTTGTAACTGAAGCTTTCGTAAAACTCTACAAGGCGAGCGCTTCATAAGTCGCATAAAATCGATGATACAATACGAGTAATAGAGAGCTCGAGACGCTTATACGGCTCTCGAGCTCTTTTCTATATGTGAGGTGATAAAAAATGACGTTAGAAGAAGCTTGTAACGTGCTTAGAGTAGATCAAGGCAATAACGACGGACTTATAACCGCTCTGGTAGACGCCCTACCGAGCTATATCGAGACGACGACAGGACTCAAGGAAGCAAACCAGAGCTCAGAGCCACTCGTAAAGACCGTAAGCGGTCTCTTGCTGACTCAATGGTACTATGCAGACCAAGCCGACGACCAGAGCTTGACGAGGACTATAGACGCTCTTCTCAAGGCTATCTCTATAAGGGCTCGAAGCTATGCCGAGTAGATACGGAAATAAGCCTTTTTACGACTCGAAAGAGTGGCGAAGAGTCTCGACGGCTTATATGAGCTCTAAGTATTATATCTGTGAGAGGTGCGGCGCTCCGGCTAAGATATGCCACCATAGGACGTGGCTCAATTCTGAGAACGTGAAAGACCCTAATATAGCACTAAACCCAGATAACTTAGAAGCTCTGTGCGTAGCTTGTCATAATAAAGAGCATGGCGGTAAAAATCACTATAGGAGAGGGCGAGAGATGGGCGACATACACTTTAACGAAAACGGCGAGCCAGTAAAAGAGGACGTAGTATTTATCGTCTGTGGCGCTCCGGCAAGTGGTAAGACGACCTACGTACGAGAGCATAAAAGAGACGGCGATCTGGTATTTGACCTTGATATGATAAACTCAGCGCTCAGAGGAGAGCCCGAGAAGCTCTACGGCGACGATAAGCCGGTACTCGACTTAGCGCTTGAGATCAAAGATACGGCGTACGAGCATATCGAGCATAGGCTCGGTATATGGGGTAGAGCGTGGGTAATTACGAGTAGCTCAGACCCTACGTACTGGGAACTACTCGCCAAGCGGCTTAACGGTAAAATTATCGAAATGCCGGTAACTATAGACGAATGTATCGCACGTGTAGAAGCTGACGAGAGACGTATAAACAAGCGGCTTTTCGTAAATCTAATCGAAAAGTGGTATCTCGAGCGCTCTTCTGTGGCTTCATGTGAGGGGGTAAACGAATGAAAAAGAAAACTACTACCACTTTCGACGACATACTACGGAAGATACCAGAAGATAAGCGGTATATCGGCGAGAAGCTTATAAAAGAGCTGACGTTTATCGAGACTACGCTCGAGCGTCTGAGAGATCAGATAGCCGAGACCGGCGAAGTAGAACACTTTCAACAGGGAAAGCAAGACTTCTTGAGAGAGTCGCCGGCACTCAAGGCGTATAATACGACCGTACAACGCTATAGCGTGATGTATAGGCAACTTACCGACCTTATGGGTAAGAGCGCCGAAGCTGAGAAGAGTAACGCCGTCTACGACTTTCTAAAAGAAGAATGAACTATATAGACGAGTACGTAGAAGCTATACACTCTGGTAAATGTATCGTCGGTAAACGTATAAGACGGCAATACGAGAAGCTGAGTAAAGAGATACAGAAACCGGTAAAGGGGTATATCTTCGACGAGAAGAGGGCTAACCGACCTATCGAGTTTATCGAGCGCTTCTGTAAGCACTCTAAAGGCGAGTGGGCGGCTCAGCCGGTAAAGCTCGAGCTATTCCAAAAGGCTTTTATCTCGGCTCTCTTCGGCTTCGTGCATGAGACCACAGGCGAAAGGCGCTAT